ATCGCAGTAGCAATGTGGTTGCAAATAGCAGCGTGCCTGTTAAACCTGGTACTGTTCTGCCTGCCACTGATCCAGCCACGCCCATTGATGATTTGCTTAATATGGAAATCGATGGGTCTGCGCGTTACGATTGCCCTGACCCAACTCTTCGGCATGACACTGTCTCAGTGCATCCGGTTGGTATTGTTAGTACACATAACATACCTATTGCCCCGTCCAATTCCGCTCACTCCACATTGTCGTGTCTTGTGGAGCGGTGCTTAAAACCGCAACCTTTCCATGCTTCTGAATTTAATGAGCTTGAATTTCGTAGATTCATGGCATGGGGTCAAAGAGAGTACCGTAATATATTCGGTGATATGGATCGTTCGGTACGCCAGTTCAAACCCGTTCCGTTTGATCGATGGAACTCACCGCCACGTTTTCCGCAATCACAGTGCGACAGACAAAAACGTGCCTATGAGCGGTTACAACGTGGTGGCGTTCTTGACCATCATATGTTCTCACGTAACCTCTTTGACAAGGTGGAACTTTTATTGAAGTCCACTCCTGAGGGCGTGCCCAAGTTTGCCCCGCGTGGCATCCAAGGCTCCCAGGACGAAGCTAATGTTCTTACTGGCCCTGATGTACTTGGGTACTCTGAAGAACTTATGAAGGTGTGGGATGTGAGCAATGCGCGTGGCGTAATGTTTGCCTTTGGATCAACAGCTGATGAAATTGGCGAGTCGTTTGCTCGTGCTTGCAATGAAATCCCCGATTTGGTTATTTATGAAGGCGATTTCTCAAAATACGATTCGACTTACCATCGCATGGCCTGCGAAGACAGCATAAATGATTTTAAGCGCGCTGGTCTCCGTAAATGGTGTATCGAGACTATGCGAGGTATGATCCATAAGAAAGGGGCTGGCAAATATGGATTGGTGTATGAAGTTGATTCCACAAAAGGTAGTGGTGAGCAAGATACTGCCACTGGCAATAGCCGAACACTTGCTAAAATGATACTCTATTCGCTATGTAAACATAATCGAAAGCGCGGAGTGTTGATGCCTGTTGCGGAGTTAAAACCGCAGGTTGCCATCTATGTTGCCGGTGACGATTGGGTAGTGGTTGCCCCGCGCCACTTGGTAGAGGGTTGGAACCCCGTGGCTGACATGAAATCCCTTGGCTTTGTCTTGGAGGCCGTCCGGCACGATGGATGGGATGCGCCATGGAAAGTGACCTTTTGTTCCTCACGGTTCTACCCTTGTGTTGACGGCGATGGAAAGCGCAGGGTAATTTTAGCGCCTAAATTGGGGCGCACCTACAGCAAGTTGGGATATTACTGCAATGTGCCACCCAAGATGGACGCGCAGCGTATGCTGCGGGCAGATTTCATTGGTCGTGCAAAATTGCTAAACATCCTGCCGTGCCTCCGACATCAAGTGAAGCGAGTGATGGCTTTGACAGAAGGTGTCGTGCCCCATGCGACTGCTTCGATGAAGCGCGCTGCTATGTACAATTTCAGCACTAATACTGATTTGTATTGTTCGGAAGAAACGTTTCGAATGACGCAGCACGTCTATGGCATCACTGCTGAAGACGATATGGTATACGAGGTGCTTGTCAATAGTATACCATCTCTTCCGCATACACTCGATTTCGATGCGCTGCGCCGTGCTGCTGTTGTCGATGGCGACCTCACCGGCGTCCTCGACTATACTGTCGAGGATGTGGAACCACTTCCTCCATCCAGCCCGGTTCACCCTGATGCCGACGAATATAAGCAAAATGACAACCGGTGTCGAAATTGTGGATTTGTTGACTGCGTGTGCTACAGCCACTCATATCTCAGGTGCGTGAAATGTCGCATGATCCCATGTGAGTGTGAGGATGGAAGCCAGCGGCTAGCAATGACTGGCCCGAGTGCCAAGCCGTGGTATAAAGTTTTGACCGATGCTTTACCATAGTAGGCCACATGGGTGGCCTCATCCAAAATAAGCATCAATTCGTTGATGCTTGCCACCCATGTACTCTCTACTTGATTTATTTTACATATCGCTCGGTTTTCTCTCTTCCATCTTCTCTCATGTCAAATCGTTTGTTGTTGGGTGACCGTGAGACTTGGGAGTATGAGTTGTGTGATACTATTCGCGCGTTCATCTCCCAAAGTCAAGCGCAAACCCCGTCTTTGCAACCTATGTTGTCTTGGTTACGTGATTTGGATGATGATGATTTGATTCGGTTATCTTGTGTTTTTAAGTTCAATGTTTGCCATTATGTTTATTTGTCTGTCCCATCGTGTTTGACTTTGCGCGACCGGAGTGTTAAAGGTTTTTCCGGTCATCCTTATGGTAAGCCATTGAACCTTCTCCGGTCGCATGTTATTGCCATTTGCAAGCAACAATCCCTACCTTCTACCACATATCATCCTTCATGTGGTCATGGTAAGTTTTCTTTTATTGAAACCATAATGGCACACGATCCTGATTGTGCCTTGTGGTTTTCGCGCGTCTGGAAGTGCCCCCGACGCGTTTGTGACTCATCTTTGGCCAAGAATGCCCTTTTAACTGAACGTCTTGTTGAGCGCCTTCTCGACAAGTTTGGGCTCCTTAGCCTCAAGTCTGCGATTCTGGACCCGAGACTCGGTTGTGGGGACCATGGCCTTTGGCCGTCCTCCGACTATTGCATCTCCGGGCGAAAGCAGCTTGATGACATTTTACACCCGGTTTCTTATGACTGGGTCTCTCACTCTGGTTCTTGTCCACAATCAACCAAGAGTGGTTGTGTGGCCGGTGATTGGGTCCCTGACCTTACTACTCAGGGCGTGGAGCCTAATCCTGGTCCTAATGGTGGTGGGCGTGGGAAAAAACAACGTGTCGTCGTTACGCTTCGTTCCAAGAAGAAGAAGTCTAACAAGACGGCACGACGAACTGCTTTGATTTCACCTGTTGTTGCCACCGCTTCTGTAACGCGCCCACGCCGATCTCGCACTGTCGTTGATGTTGTCAATCAGCGGCGTGATATTCCGTATCGTGTGGCCCATCGTGAATTTATAACCGATGTCAAGTGTACCAGCGACTTTGTTAATGGGCTAATAACTATTAACCCTGGCAATCCAGCTGCCTTTCCGTGGCTTTCTCGTGTTGCTTTAAATTTCGAGGAGTATAGTTTTAAGTCCCTCGAATTTGAGTACAAGCCGACTTGTGGTAGCGCTATAGCTTCCACCAATAATGCCATGGGTACACTTATCTTAGCTGCCCAATACGATTCCTATGACACTGCTTTCGCCACCAAGGTTGAAATGGAAGCATACATGGGAGCCGTTTCTGGGTCGCCTGCCAAACGCCACCTTTTACGTTGCTCTACTAACACACGCCATAATCCACTTGGCGTGTATTATGTCCGCAACAATGATTCATCAACAGGTGGTGATACTCGTATGTATGACCTTGGTGCTGTGAACGTTGCCACTGTTGGCATGCAAGCTGATTCTATCACTATTGGTGAGCTTCATGTCCGATATGTCGTTGACTTGTTCAAGCCTAAAATTCCAAAAGAACTGTCAGTTGGTACCACTTCTCACATTCATGAGTGGTCTGCCCAGTCCGCCTCTGCCGCCAACCCTTTTGGCGATGCTGGTGGTCTCTTTAGTTCTGGCAGCTTTTTCACAAATTCGAATGCTACCACTGGGCCCAACTGGTTCACTATACCCTATGCTGGAACCTATTTTGTGTCTATGGTGTTCAATAAGCGTAATGGCACTGCCAATACGACTGGTCCGACCATTGTTTTGGGACCAAACATCACTTCCCTTGCAAACATCTGGTTTGACAGTACTGCTACTACTGCTTTTAGTATTGACACTTCTGGTTCCACCACCACACGGTTTTTCATCGTTTCTAAATCCGAAAATACCTCGAACAATGAAATAACTATTAATGGTGGATTGACTTCGATGTCAGGTGCTGTTTCTGACGTCATTATATGCCGTGTGCAATCTGGCATTAACTTTTCTCTTCCTGCCAACAAGTCCAGCGAGGTCTTGCGTGTCATGCAAAACCAAGTTGATGACTTTGTTGCTGTCCAGAGACGTGCCCGCTATTGATGCGACTAGCGAGTGTTTGCCTAGCATCGACTTCACTTGTACATTATCTGACCGCGCAAGATATGCGCGCGACCTGTATTCTACCGTCATGGGTCTAAACTGACGTTAAA